GTAAATGATAATGATAATAATATTAACTTAACTAATGAAAGGGGTTAAAATGGCACTAAGTAGAAAACATTATATAAAGATAGCAAAGATAGTTAAAGATAGCACTAATACAAGTAATGCAATGTTATTACCAACTTGCAATAAAGTTACATTGATTAATCGTTTGGGTGTTATGTTTAAGCAAGATAATATTAACTATGACCATAGTAAGTTCTTAGACGCTTGTGATGATTAAGTAATAAGTTCGCGATTGTTTACAATAGAAGCCTCAAATTTATTTGGGGCTTTTTTGTTTGTGTTACCTTTTCATATAAAATTTATAAATCAAGCAATGTATTATAATTCCATATTGTAATCCAATTTTCAACTAAATTTAGGCATAGGGCGAGTCCTTTTGGGTGGGGGGGTTGATTATAAAAACACTCACACCCATTCTAACCCTATTTTTGAAACTTTGTAACAATCTTTCTTTTTATTATTAATTTTTCTTTCTATATAATATAGCTAACATATAGAATCTCTATTATATCTCTATTATATAGATAAATATAATCAAATAAATGAATTATGCAAGTATTTTTATTTTTGGAAAAATTTTTTTATATTTTACTATGGACATTAAAACAATAAAAGGCGTAGAGAATTATTTATATGATGATGATATTGAATTTAGGGCATTTAATCCTGATGTCAAGATTGTTGGTAACTGGAGACAGGGAGTAACAGGAGATTGGGTATATACCGATGATGATTATGTTGTTCAAATCATTAAGCGTAGTGCATTAAAGCATCCTGGCTATAAATCGCCAAGGAATGTTGTTTTGACTGTATGTGGTTCATTCATCATTGAACAAAAGACTCATCAAATACTCGGTGAGCATGGAGTTGCGGAAAACATCTATTCATTCTCTGGTAACTATAAAGCCATTTATGAGAGGGCAAAAGAAAGGAAGTTAAATAATCGTGAATTTCTATTCGCTCAATACGTTGCAGCAGGTGAAGGTGCGGTTACAGCGTATAAAAAAGCGTATCCAAAGGCAAAAGATGAAGATTATATCAAAAAGAAAACGAATGTTTTATTAAAAAAAGAGGAAGTTAGAACTATGGTTAAAGAAGAGGTAAAAAAAATATTAGCTGATGAGGGTGTTTCACCTGAATGGATTGTTCAAAAGTATAAATTAATCGCTGATATGTCCGATAGGGACACTGATAAGCTTCGTTCATTAGAAGCATTGTCTAAAATGGCTGGATTATTTGATACAGAGAAGAAACAAGAGCAATTAACAGTATTTCAAGGCTTTACACCTGAACAAATGGAGGCTCTAAGTGGAAAAGGCGACACAAAACTTATCGCACACAAAGAAAAAGACGAAGATTAAAGACCCTTGTCCTATTTGCGAGAGAGAATTGTACTATAACGAGTATTATTCCAAAAGGATTGGGTTATTTGATATGGAGAGTGCTGACCACGAGGTAATTGGTTGGGCTTGTCCAAGATGTAATAGTGAATTTGATAATAATGATAATATTATGTATATTTACGGCGAAGATTCAATGCAAGGAAACACTTAATGGAAATAATTTATAAATATTTAGCCACAGATGAAGAAGAAACAAACACCTCACTATCCCCTTCTTTTGTTAACTATACTCTATACCCATCTTCATTTGTGGCTGATAATTCTAATTTTGCTATGTGGGAGGAATAATGGCTAGATTTGGTAAACGAAGCAAAGAAAGGTTAAGCAGCTGTGATGATAAACTACAAAAGGTTTTTAACGAAGTTATTAAACACGTTGACTGTTCTGTCTTGGAAGGGCATAGAAGTGGTGAAAGACAAAACAAGCTTTATGATGAGGGAAAGACTAAGGTTCGCTACCCAAATGGCCGTCATAACTCTAATCCAAGTAGGGCTGTGGATGTTGCCCCTTATCCTATTGATTGGGATGATAGGGAACGCTTTCATTTGTTTGCAGGCTTCGTAATCGGTATTGCTCAATCAATGGGTATTAAATTGCGTTGGGGTGGTGATTGGAATATGAACTTTGAGGTGGATGACAATAAATTTGATGATTTCCCTCATTTTGAATTAAGAAAGGAAGATTAATGAGTTTTATAGAAGAATTAATGAAAAGCCAAGGCACAGATGCTTTAGGTATTACATACGAAGAGCCAAAAGCACATAATGGAATTGACAATATAATTTTAAATAATGAATTAAGTCCTGAATTACAAGAAGTGATTCAGTCGGCAATTATGGGTTCAGTGGGAGGTGGAGGTAAAGGAATAAATAAATTAATACTTGCACTTAAAGGTAAAATTAAAGGTGGTAAAATGATTCCATCTCAGCCAATTAAAAAAGGTATGATTGGAAAACCTGTTAGTGGAGAAGAAAAACTTTTAAAATATAAAAAATTAGCTGAAGAGTATGATAATGTAAGTTTAGCATGGCCTGAACGTGGTGATGAAATAGTTTCAATTTTTCAAAAACAATTTGGTAATAAAAATACATCTAAAGTTTTAGATATTTTATTAAAACAAATCTATAAGAGTGCATGGAAAAAGAAATTAAATAAATAAAGGAATAAGATGAAAGAAAAAGCACATAGTAATATAGATAATTTAATTTTAGTAAACACACTAAATAGAATTGCTCATTCTTCAGATGCATGGGGAAATAGAGCTTTATATGAAGCTAAAACTAGAGGTGGAGAAAAAAGACATTTATTACAAAATTTCGGTGGAGAATCAGGTAAACATGATTTAGAGTTTATCGATTATATTTTAAGAGAAGAAATAAAAGCTAATCCCACATACTCAGATACACTTTCTTCAAAAGAGGTTCCAGGAGTATTAAAAGGTATGCAAGGCGGTGGGACTTCTTTATTTCAAGATATTATAAATCATTTTATGAACAAATAAGGAGATAATATGCCACAAGGTAAAGGAACATATGGAAGTAAAGTAGGGAGACCTAAAAAAGTAGAAATTAAGGATGCAAGAAAAAGAAGTAAAAAAACTTATTAATGGCCAATTTAAATCTTAATGGGAATGTATCAAACAATGAGAAGGTTCTTGAAATGGCTTACAATGACCTTATTGTATTTGGTAAATTATTCTCACCACAAGATTTTTTAGCATCCGCAACACCTGATTTCCACAATACAGTAGGTAAAAAACTTTTAGATAGAGATAATCAACAATTGGCTCTTGTATTGCCTCGTGACCACGCAAAGTCAACCTTAGCAGCAACGGCTGTCTTACATCGGTTCTTATTTGCGAATAAAGAAAGCCCAGAATTTATCGCTTGGGTTGGCGAGGCGCAAGACCAGGCTATTGATAACCTTAATTGGATTTCTAATCATATATACTCGAATCCTGCAATACATTATTATTTCGGTGACCTTCAAGGTGACAAGTGGACTAAAAACGAAATAACATTGACAAATAATTGTAGGATGATTGCTAAAGGAGCAGCACAAAGGCTGCGTGGTAAAAAGCAATTATCTACAAGATATACTGGAATTATACTTGATGACTTTGAATCAGAGTTAAATACAAAGACTCCTGAAGCAAGGCAACAAATAAAGAATTGGGTTACTGCGGCTGTTTATCCAGCTATTGATTTTGATAAAGGTGGATTCTTATGGTGTAATGGTACTATTGTGCATTATGATTCATTTTTAAATGGACTTGTTAAAAACCATCAAGAAGCTCAAAATAATGGAGAAGAGTATTCTTGGGATTTAATTACATATAAAGCTATACTTGATGATGGGACTCCATTATGGCCTTCAAGATGGCCTTTAAAGAAATTAGACGAAAGAAAACAATTCTATATCGATTCTGGTACTCCATCTAAGTTTTATCAAGAATATATGAATCAAGCTAAATCTCCTGAAGACCAAATCTTTAGTGAATCGGATATAACCGATAATTTTTATAAAGGGGGACTTAAATTTGATGAAAGTAGAAATTCTTGGTATTTAAAATTAGATGATGGAAGGATAGAGTATGTTAATATTTACATGGGGGTTGACCCAGCTTCTACGCTTAGTGTTCGTAATGATTATAGTGTTATTATGGTTATTGGTGTTACAGCTGATTATGATTATTATATTATTGAGTACTGGAGACAAAGAGTGTTACCCATGGACTGTGCAGATGAGATATTTAAAATCGCTGAACGATACAATCCAATTAAAAGAATAAATATTGAAACAATATCATATCAGGAAATGTTAAGAGATTATATACATAAAAGAAGTAAAAGAGAAGGAAAGTTTTTACCAGGCATTGAACAAGGTATTAAAGGTTATGGTAATCAAAAGAAGAAAGATAGGCTATTTGAAGGGTTGCAACCTATGTTTAAAGCTGGTGCTGTTCATTTGAAGAAAGATATGCACGAATTTATTGGAGAATTACTTGATTTTCCTAAAGGCTCACATGATGATACAATCGATGCATTTTGGTTATCAACACAATTTGCAAAGGGAAGTAAATCTGCTAGTAAAGTTAAAAGAATTAAAAATAAAGAAAATGAATGGGAAAAGCCTAAAAAAACATATAATTGGATTACTGGAGCAAGGGGTTGATTTGCATTATAAAATTATTATATATTATCAGTTATGATAGAGCAAGATAAAAAAGCAACTTACGTAAAAGAACTATGGGATAGATGGCATGATGCTAGAAAAGAGTGGGAAGACCATGCTAGAGAAGATATTGACTTTTATTTAGGTAATCATTTTAGTGAAGATGAATCACAAGCACTTGCTGAAAGAAATCAATCAAATATACCTTTAGATAGAATATATTCTGCTATTGAGCAGTTTAAAGCT